AAAGCATTAGTTACATCTGGAACAGAAGAAAATAGCGTACAAACAGGACCATGATATTCAACAAAATTAAAAAGTTAAAAGAAGATGGATTAAAAGTCGGTATAACTTTTAGTACATTTGATTTATTTCACGCAGGGCATGTAGCTATGTTAGCTGAAGCAAAAAATCACTGCGACTATCTAATTGCCGCACTACAAACAGATCCAACCATTGATCGACCCGATACTAAAAATCCGCCGATACAAAGTATTGTAGAACGACAAATACAATTAAGCACAAATCGTAACGTAGACGAAGTTGTCATTTATCAAACAGAAAAAGACTTAGAAGACTTATTGCTTATTCTTCCTATTGATGTTAGAATACTAGGTATAGAGTACGCAGACAAAGAGTTTACAGGAAAACAAATCTGCAGAGATCGTGGAATTGAAATTGTGTTTAACGGAAGAGATCACAGTTTTAGTTCGAGTAGTTTACGTAAACGTGTTGCAGAAGCAGAAAGTAAAAAATGAAAACAAAAGTAGCAATTATAGGAATGGGTTTCGTAGGCGGTGCAATACATAATTCTTTTTCTAATAACACGAATGTAGAATTACTTGCTATCGATCCAGCAAAAGGTTGGATGGCATCATATCTTGACATAATTAACTTTGATGCAGTATTTGTCTGTGTGCCTAGTCCGCAACGTCCAGACGGATCGTGTGACACAAGCATATTAGTTGAAGTATTAAATCAATTATCTATTGTAAACTTTAAAGGTGTTATCATTAGCAAAGTTACAGCAATACCAAGTGTATACACAGGATTACAATCAAAGTATACAAACTTAGTACATGCTCCAGAGTTTCTAACTGCGGCTAATGCTATATCGGATTATGTCAATGGTAGCTTTGCTGTTATTGGCGGAGCAACTACAGCATATAGAAACGAAGCAGAACGCATCATTCGTTTAAGCCAACCAAATTTAAATTCAGTAACACATTGTAGTATTGGAGAAGCTAGCTTTGCCAAATATACAATTAACAGCTTCCTTGCTACTAAAGTTATTTTTATGAATGAAATGGCAAAACTAGCCCAAGAAAATGGTTGTGATTGGAACAGCATTAAACAAGCAGTTGCACAGGATAAACGTCTTGGTGCCAGTCATATGCAAGTACCTGGTCCAGATGGCGAATATGGTTTTGGTGGTATGTGTTTTCCAAAAGACACAAATGCCATGGTCAAGTTTGCAGAATGGTGTGAACAGGATCTAAGTGTTTTGGCTACAGCAGTTGCAAAGAATAATAAAATTCGCTTGACTGAACCTAAATAATACTGTATACTAATACAAATGGCAATGACCTCTGCCTTAACATAGGAAAATAAAATGACAGAACCAGTAAGATTAAACAACATAGACGACAAGGGCTATGAAGAAGCCTACTTAGGAGATTATCTTCGCTCTAAGATGAAACGTGACAACAAACGTTTTTGGGCAGGCGATAACATTAGTGATTACCTACACGAAGGCGACTTAGAAAAACTAATCGACGAAGCAACTCCAGCATTTGAACAAGTGTTAGACAGTTTGCTGATTGATCGAGAGAATGATCCAAACAGTAAAGGCACAGCAAGACGTCTTGCTAAAATGTACTTTAACGAAATAATGTCAGGAAGATATGAAACAGCACCAGACGCAACAGCATTTCCAAACGATTCAGCAGATCGATACGAAGGAATGCTTGTGGTTAGAAGTGAGTTACGAAGTATGTGTAGTCATCATCACCAGCCTGTATCTGGTGTTGCTTATATTGGTATCATTGCTGCCAACAAGCTCATTGGTCTTAGCAAGTACACTCGTATTGCTCAGTGGTGTGCTCGTCGTGGTACACTTCAAGAAGAACTATGTAATGACATTGCTAGAGAAATTAGTAAGGCTACTGATAGCGAAAACGTAGCAGTCTATATTCAAGCAGTACACGGATGTTGTGAAAATCGTGGCATTATGGCACACTCTAGTCTAACACAGACTACTGTGCTTAAAGGATTCTTTAAAGAAGATCCAGGTGCAAAGAAAGAATTCTTTGATAACATTAAGCTACAACAGGAGTTTGCGCCACGATGAAAGACGCTGTAATAGAATCTAAAGCCAATGAATTAAAGTCATTGGTTGATCAAATTAATCTCATTATGAGCGACCTACAAGATATGAATGTAGAAGTCAGAATTGCTTATATTAGCAAAGATGAGCCAGGACATCGTAATGAAAACGATTCTGACAGACAGCGTATTAAACTTTGGCGAGTAGAAGAACGTAATGGCTACATCTAAGCCAGGATACGGAGCTATTCCATCAACAGGTCATGTGTTAACTTCCAATGGTATGAATGGTAGTAGTTGGTCGATGCAACATACTAATGCTGTTCAAATTGGTAATCCTGATCCTGTTATTACATTTAAATTGGACGGTAACATTGTTACCAAAGCAGGAACTATTACAGCAGATGATTGGATCTCTGTAATCAAAGTTATGAAACAATTAATCATGGACATGAGCCAAGATGAGGAATTAGTATCTAAATATCCATATATACGAGATGCGGCACATATTTGGATGATGAATAAACTTAAAGGAGAATGAAATGGTAACGAAAAAGAAATCTAAAGTAGAAGAAACTAAAGTAAAGAAACCTACTAAAAAAACAACCAAGAAAAAAGATAGCATTACATTGGAGATGCCCGGTACTATTGGTAGTGCTAAACTAGTATTTCCAGAAACTAAAGTTGTAAAAGGTAGTCATTTAACTATTACATATACCGATGGGTATCCTGAAAAGTTAGAATGGGATGATGAAGCATTGATGAGTGATGTTCGTCAGGCGCTACTAAAAGCAGAGAGTAACATTCCGGTAGCGGTAGAATCAAAACCGAAAAAGGCAAAAAAAGTAAAGTAAAATGCCTACGGTAAAAAGTCAGCAGTTAATATTCCTTAACTTTTGGGAATGTAAACAGTTAGAGTATTGGATAGAAGACAATTTTCCTGATTGTCGAATACGTAGCCTTTATGATACTTGGACTGCTCCAGAAGAATCAGAATGGTATGCCATAGAAGGTAATATTACACTTGACATGGAACTATTATTGAAGTTAAAATACGGTAACAAACTAAAAGGCTCAAACGTAGGAATAAGATATGGACAAAATTAAAGTAAGTGAGATTTTTTACAGCGCACAAGGCGAAGGTCGTTTTATCGGCGTACCTAGTGTGTTCTTTCGCACATTCGGCTGTAACTTCAAATGCCCTGGCTTTGGCTTGCCTATAGGACAAAAGACTACAGAACCAGACGATATCGGCGCAAAGGTTCACTTGTATAAATCATTTATGGACTTGCCCTTAGCACAAACAGGCTGCGATAGTTACGCAAGTTGGCATCCTGCATTTAAACATCTAAGCCCTTACTATAGCATTGATGAATCCATTGACGAGATGTTAAAGCTAACTCCTAATCATACATGGAAGCAAGACAATGGCAATGACGTACATCTTGTTATCACAGGCGGTGAACCTTTGCTAGGATGGCAACAACTATATCCAGACTTGTTAAGTGAAAACAAGATGCGTGACTTAGAGAATCTTACATTTGAAACTAATGGTACTCAACATTTACATGAAGATTTTAAACGCTTCTTGATCAATGACTATCATCTACGCAAAGATCAAATTACATTTAGCGTTAGTCCTAAGCTAAGTGCCAGCGGAGAATCTTGGAAGGATGCGGTCTGTCCAGAAGTAGTTGTTGAATATCAAACAAGAGGTTTTACTTACTTAAAGTTTGTTGTTGATAAGTTAGAAGACTTTAAAGAAGTAGATGCCGCTACAGCAGAGTATCGTGAAGCTGGATTTAAAGGTCCAGTATTTGTTATGCCTGTAGGCGGTACAGATGCGGCATACTTTGCTAACAGTAAACACATTGCAGACATTGCATTAGAACGAGGTTATCGTTATAGTCCTAGACTACACGTTGACATTTGGAGCAATGGATGGGGCAAATGACACAAACCCCTGCACAGGGTATAATGCTTGACAGAGATTATGGTGATAGTAAATCATATACTATTGCCTGCGATTGTCATGACGGCGACCATCAAGTTCATATGTGGATCGAACTTAACGGAGATGAGGACGCTAAAGATGTTGAAATGACATTTTATGTAAATACCACCACGCCCTTTTGGAAATCAGGATTTAGTCGTTTTAAAGCGGCCTGGGACATCTTAACCAAGGGCTATAGAGAAGATCAACACACATTGATTTTAAATAAACAGGCAGCATTGAATGTTGCCAGTACTATTAATCAAGTAGTAAAAGAATTACAAGGAAAAAAATGAGTTATTTGTTTACCAGTGAGAGTGTGTCAGAAGGACACCCGGATAAAATTGCTGATGCTATCAGCGATGCAGTATTAGATTTAGTTATGGCCAAAGAAGATTCTAGTCTTCGGTGCGCCTGCGAAACACTAGTAACTACTAATCGTGTAGTACTAGCGGGAGAGTACAAAGGTTATCTGCCAAATCAAGAAGTAGAACAAGAAGTACGAGAAGTTATTCGTAATATAGGTTACGAGCAAAGTGGCTTTGATTGGCGTACAGTAGAAATTACTAACTTACTACACGGGCAAAGCGCAGATATTGCATTAGGTACAGATAACTTTGGTGCAGGCGACCAAGGCTTAATGTTTGGCTATGCTTGCAATGAAACTGATAACCATATGCCCAGTGCAATTTACTGGAGTCACGAGATACTCAGACACTTAACAGATGCACGTAAGAATGGTATTCTAATTTGGTTAGGACCCGATGCTAAAAGCCAAGTAACATTTGAATACAATGATGACGGTACACCAAAACGTATTGCCAAAGTTGTTTGTAGTACACAACACAGTGAATTAATTGATATCGAAACTGTACGCACAGTAATAACATCGTTTATTCGTAATGTGCTACCCGGTAAATATTTAGATGATGATACAGACTTTTACATCAATCCTACTGGACGTTTTGTTATTGGGGGTCCTGATGGTGATACTGGGCTTACTGGAAGAAAAATTATTGTCGATACTTACGGTGGCTACAGTCCTCACGGTGGTGGCGCATTTAGTGGTAAAGACCCTACTAAAGTAGACCGCAGTGCCGCATACATGATGCGCTACATTGCAAAAAACATTGTAGCCAGTGGGAAATCAACATGGGCTAATGTACAAATCAGTTATGCTATTGGTTTAGCGCAACCGATGAGTTTCTATGTTGAATGCGACGATGTCGAAGTTGCTCGTGAACTAACAGCACTTATTCCTACTATAGTGGACTTAACTCCTAAAGGTATCATCGAACGCTTTAACTTGTTCCGTCCTATTTACAGTAGCACAACAAATTATGGACATTTTGGCAAAGCTGATTTGCCATGGGAAAAGATTGATTTATTTTAAACTATGCTAAACAAACTAAAAAACTTATTTGGTAAAAAGCCAGAAGCTACAGGGAAAGAAGGTAGCGAACCTTGGGTCAATGTTGTTAATACCAACTTCGATGGAGAGAATCCAAACCAAGGTTTTATGGAATTAGAATGGAATAAACCATTTATTGATTTTCTGCGTAAGCACGGTTACGCAGGTGCTACTGACGAGGAAGTCGTAGACAAATGGTTTACTGACTTGTGCAAGAACATCGGTGGGCAAATGGATGAAGAAGCTAAATTTGTTGCTGATGCCGACAAATTACCAAAAAAGCGGAAGAAGTCTTGACTTTAATTGATAATCGTGTATAATAACGTATGTCAACAAAATTAAATTGGAATTTCGAAGTTAAGTGGGTAGGTGATACTCATATATTATTAGTCCTAACAAGGATTGATGATGAAAACATTAAAAATGAAATGCTAATGACAGTTAAAGAGTATGCTGAATTTATGAGCTTGCTACAAGAGTTCAACATACACTTTAAAGAAAAAATTGACCAACAACTTATACAAGATTATTTAAATGGGTAAACAATACATCCTAGTAGATGCCGCTAACATGTTCTTCCGTGCTCGTCACGTTGTTAGAGGCGAAGACGCTGAAACTAAAGTTGGTATGGCTTACCACATTATGTTTAACAGCATTAACAAAGTATGGCGTGACTTTAAAGGCAGTCACGTCGTAGTCTGTTTAGAAGGTCGAAGCTGGCGTAAAGAAGTTGATACTACTTACAAAGCCAATCGTACTGCGGCTCGTATGGCATTGAGTCCTAAAGAAGCTGAAGAAGATCGAATCTTTTGGCAAGCCTTTGATGAGCTCAAAGACTATCTGACATCTAAATCTAACTGTACAGTATTGCAACATCCTCGCTGTGAAGCTGATGACTTTATTGCTCGCTTCATACAAAATCATCCCCAAGATGAACACGTTATTGTCAGCAGTGACAGCGATTTTTATCAGCTACTTAGACCAAACGTTCGTCAGTTCAATGGTATTAGTAAACAACTTATTACTGTTGAGGGTATCTTTGATGAAAAAGGTAAACGCACCAAAGATAAGAAAACTAAAGAAGAACTAGCGCCACCGGATCCAGAATGGTTGTTATTTGAGAAATGTATGCGTGGCGATAGTTCCGATAACGTTTTTTCGGCTTTTCCGGGTGTGCGTGAAAAAGGTTCTAAGAATAAAGTTGGTTTGAGAGAAGCATTTGCTGACAGAGAAACCAAAGGTTATAATTGGAACAATCTCATGCTTCAGCGTTGGGCTGACCACGAAGGTAATGAACACAGAGTTCGTGACAGATATTTGCATAATAAGATGCTCATAGACTTGACAGAACAGCCAGAAGATATTAAACTAGCGTTAGATGAAACTATTAGCGATGCCGTTAATAAACAGAGAGTACAGTCAGTGGGCTTACATTTTGTTAAGTTTTGTAGCAAATGGAACCTTGTCACTATCGCGGATAAGATGACAGACCATGGCGAGTACTTAGGAGCAACATACAAATGATTTTAGCAAAAAGTGTAATTAAAGATAAGTTTTGGATTCTAGAAGAAAATGCCAAGCGGGTCGGCATGATGAACTTCAAGGATAATAACTATACTATTAATCTTAAGCGTAAGGACTTGGTAGCACAGAGTCAGGACGAACTTAAAGATATGGGTATTGAATTTGTTGTCCGTGATCTAACACATGGAGGTCATCTCGAGGTCATGGGTTATCCTACTGATCAAGAAGAAGTCTTTAATGTTAAAGAGATTGATGGATTTCCTACTTTTACTAAAAAATCAGAGAGTAAAAGCACTCACGTTGCTGGTTGGTATGGATTAAAGTTTAAAAATGGTTGGTGCGCCAGTTTATGCCCTAGGTTAACCACTGTAAAGACTAATACGTATGTTGGACCTTTTAAAACTAAAATGGATCTAAAAGTTGTACTAGGACAGAAAAAAGACGTATTTTTGGACGAAGACGATAGTTAAAATAGTATATAATGCGTTCTCTGATAAATAATAGTAGGAGAACAGCAGATGGCAAGACCGAAACCGACTATACTATTAACTTACGTAGACCCTAGCTCTTATAAGAGTGAAGAAATATTAGAAGCCGAAGCCATCTATGCAGTTTTCTATAAAGGACAACCTTTCAATCTTCGCACGTTCTTAAACAGCTTGCAGGATTATCCTGGACCAAAATATAAAAAGGTCAGCTTTAGTAATCCGGGACATGCATTTAATTTAATGGAAAAAATGAACAAGTTGTTCAAGTGTTCGGACTTTACTGTAGTGGAATTAAAAGAAGGGTCGTTAGTCAATGAATCAGACCTTATCAAAAAAACAGATAAGTGATATTATCTTTGAACAATTACAAAAGTCAGTGGGTAAGGACTTAGAGTTTTTTCAAATATATAAAAATACCAAAGGTACTAGATTCACTAGTACAGGATTTGAACTAGCAAAACGTTTGTGGAAAACATACCCACTAAAATTCAAACAAGAGTATAGAGTACTAAACAAAACATTATTACTTTTAGACGAACGTATGGATTGGCCATATTACTTGAGTAAACGTCAGTTAGTTTTGTTCAGTGAGATGGATGCTTTTGAATTCACATTATATTCAGGTGATATAAATCTATGGGCCAACAAATTTTAAACACAATTAATGAACAGGGCTATTGTGTTGTTCGCAATTTAATCGATCAGGAAGACATCGATGACCTTAACTTTCTACAACACTATTTAGAACCACAGCGTGGGCATGATTTTACTGCCAAATATTTTCCTAAAAAGAAACTTGATGAAGCGGGAGAATTTGCTATATGGTGGAGTCAACAACTTACAGGTTGGGAATGTGTTAAATCTATTAACAATAAATTATTAGAAGTTTCTAAAGAGTGGTTTAATGACAGCGTTGTTTATGTCTGTGATGTTATTACCAATGAACCAGGCAACAAATTTGTCAAGCCTCATATAGATACTCCTTATAGATTTGATCCTTGGCACGAAAGTTTCGAACTACTAGGAATTCAATGTATTGTTCCTTTATGTGAATTTAATGAAGAAAATGGCGGTACTGGTTTATATCCAGGTAGCCATTTGAGAAATTGGGTAGTGCAGGATAGTTATAAAGGTGTGTACACAGAAGAATTTTTGGCTAATGTAGTACAGCCGGAAATGGGTCCAGGCGATGTACTAATGTATAATCCAAGGGTATTACATAGTACTATGCCAAATAATACAGATTTGAAACGCAGAGCCCTGCTAACCCATATAACTGCTAGAGAGATGGTAGACCAATTAAAATTGGTAGACAATATTTGGTTAGAATAGCATTTTTGTCAACGGAATATAGAGCTACCGCGTTATATATATGTAGGGACAAAAATGTCACTATAGTTCATTAATCAAAAGGAAACTTAAAATGAAAAATCTTATCGCTACACTAATCGTTGCCTTTGCCGCAACATCTGCTTTTGCTTCTGCACCAGCCAAAGTAGAAGAAGTTAAGAAG